TGTCGGACACCCAGGCGTATAAGATTCTAGGCAACGGCTGGACGGTGGACGTGATTGCCCACATTCTCCACTATGCGCCGGGTATCACAACCGAGCCGCTGGAAGTGCTGTCCATGTATGACGGTATGAGCTGCGGACACCTGGCGCTGGACAAGCTGGGGGCACGTATCGCCCGCTACTACGCCACCGAAATCGACAAATACGCCATCAAGACTACCCAAACAAACTTTCCCGACACGATTCAATTAGGAGACGCTTTTCAAGTACGGGATGACGGGTGGAAATTACCAGAGGAGGCAATATGGACAAATTAACAGACAGATCGCCCCTGAGCCAGACGGACAAGCTGTGTCTGATTGCACTTGCCGGGTGCTTCCTGGCCCCGAATCTGGCGGTGTGGGCGATGGACACAGCGGCCATCCGGGCCGCAGAGGTGGACAAGCCCCAGGTTGAGGTGGTGGAGGTGGATATTGTTCCGCCTATCGACTGCACACCCCTTGCAGAGGCTATGGAAGCCGTGAAAGAGGACCCCTACCGGGAGGACATCCCGCTGAGCCGGGAACTGCAAGCGGTGCTGAGAGAGTCGTGTGAGGTCAACGGAGTGGCCCTCTGCGACGCACTTGGATTGATTGAGGTAGAAAGCGGGTTTCAGGTGGACGCCGTCAGCCGGGAAGGATGCTTTGGTCTTTTCCAGCTCAACCCCAAGTATTATCCATCAGACCTCACACCCGCCGAGAATATCCAGGCCGGGGTGGCTCATTTGGCAAGTCAAATCAAGCGGTACGATGGAGATATTTCGGCGGCACTGCGCGCTTACAATAAAGGTTATGACGATGGCGACAGACGGTACGCTAGAGCCGTTCTGGATGCCTCAGAGAAATGGGGGAAAGGCTAATGGTTACCTTTAAGGGAACCGACAAAGACATGAAATGCCATGGAGGTTTTCAGTACGAACTTGAGAAGACCTATATGGACGATGGCGCAATCCGTTGCGGGAATAAGGGATTCCACTCCTGTGAAGTCCCAATGGATGTATTGACATATTTTCGGCCTTCCGAAGGGAGACGCTTTTTTTCTTGCGAAGCTGACGGAAGAATCGACCGTTGCGATGAAGATAGCAAAATTGCGTCCAGCGAGCTTACCCTGAAAGCGGAGATTGGATTAGTAGGTCTAATCAAAGCCCAAATTGAGTATGTGAAAAAGATTGCGAAGCAAAATTTTGCCCAGGGGGACAGGGGCCACGCCGCCGCACAGGGTAACAGTGGCCACGCCGCCGCCCAGGGGGACGAGGGCCACGCCGTCGCAGAGGGTAAATGGGGCCACGCCGCCGCACAGGGTGACAGTGGCCACGCCGTCGCACAGGGGTACATGGGCCACGCCGTCGCAGAGGGTAAATGGGGCCACGCCGCCGCACAGGGTGACAGTGGCCACGCCGCCGCACAGGGGGGCGAGGGCCGCGCCGTCGCAGAGGGTAAATGGGGCCACGCCGCCGCACAGGGTGACAGTGGCCATGCCGTCGCACAGGGTGACATGGGCCACGCCGCCGCACAGGGTGACAGTGGCCACGCCGTCGCACAGGGGTACATGGGCCATGCCGTCGCACAGGGTAAATGGGGCCACGCAGAAGTACATGGAGAAAATTCTATTGCTGCGTCATTTGGGATTGATGGGACCGCGATGGCTGAGAAGGTAGGATCGTGGCTTACGGTCTATGAGTGGGAAGAAATCGATGGAGAATGGGAAATCAAGGATGGAAAATGCGTTCGGGTCGACGGGGAGAAGATCAAACCGAATGTCTGGTACAAGCTGGAGAACGGCGAATTCGTGGAGGTGGAGGAATGATGTACCCCACCAATCCGACCGGGTATTTCAACGTCCCGGAGCCGCCGCTGGAACCGCCTGACTGCTGGGAACCAGAACCCACTCCGCCTCCAGAGCCTAAACTATTTCAGCCACTGGAGCAATACACGCTTTCCGAGATAAAGGAATATTGCGAAGCGTGGGAAGACTGTCCTCAAAATAGCAGATGCGCGTTTTACAAATTTTGCGGGGTGTGTCCTTGTGAATGGGCTGATATTTAAGGAGGATCAGTATGACATTATATGAAATCGACCAGCGGATCACTGAACTTGTGGACCCAGAGACCGGAGAATTGCTGGATTTTGACGCATTCCAAGCCCTTCAGATGGACCGTCAGGAAAAAATTGAGAACGCCGTTTTGTGGTACAAAGACCTGACTGCCCAGGCAAAAGCCATTAAGGAGGAGGTTGAAAACCTGACTAAGCGCGGCAGTTCCATTCAACGGCGCGCTGAGGGTTTGCGCGGATGGATTGCCCTGGCACTGAATGGGGATAAGTTTTCAACACCCCGGTGTACGGTGACTTATCGTACCTCGAAATCCCTGGAGGTAGAAGATGCCAAACAGGCCTCCCAGTGGCTGGAGGAAAACGGCTTTGTGGATATGGTGGTTCAGTCTGACCCGAAGCTGGACAAGCGGGCGGTAACGTCGCTGATACAGCAAGGGGTTGATGTCCCTGGGGCCAAGATTGTGGAGCGCAAATCCACGCAGGTGAGGTAGAAAAGTGGAAAAATTAGAAATTTACGAAAAAGTACGGTCTGTACCTGATAACGCAAAAAAGCCTATACAGGCCGGCCGCCTTAAAGGGATGACGGACATAAACCCCATATGGCGGATTAAGGTTTTGACAGAAACCTTCGGGCCGTGTGGGTTTGGCTGGCGATACGTTATAAAATCCCAGCGCCTGGAACCTGGAGCAAACGGCGAGATTGCCGCCTTTGTTGATATCGACCTTTATTACAAGGTTGGAGAAATCTGGTCTGAACCTATTCCCGGAGTTGGCGGCGCTTCCTTTGTCGCCAAGGAGCGCAATGGCATGTATACCTCGGATGAGTGCTTTAAGATGGCGCTGACAGATGCTTTGAGCGTTGCCTGCAAATCTCTTGGTGTTGGTGCGGATGTCTACTGGGCTGCGGGCCGCTCCAAATACCCAACCCAGATCCCGGAGGGCGATCCACCTCCTAAGACCCCGAATGCAGAGCAAAGCGCTAAGCCAGGCCCCCGCATCCCTCCAAAGGAGGACGCCCCCGCAGTTTGTGAAGCCTGTGGGAAAAGAGTGGCGGACTATTTTGACGGGAAACAGCTCATTAAAGCCGCAGACCGAGCAAATATAAGCAAACAGCGATTCGGGAAAATTCTGTGTGACCACTGCGCACGTGAGGCGATGAAATGACTCTGACCTTTACTGAGGCCCGTATCCAGAACGACAACGGCGTTTGGCTGTGCCTAAAGGTGAACGAGCCCGCTATGGCCCGGAAATTCGTGCTGGAGATGGCGAAAAAGGTGTACTTGATTACCATCAAGCTGTTTCGCAAGAAACGCAGCAACGACGCTAACGCCCTTTATTGGGAGATGTGCGGCCAGCTGGCCCGGGCAACCAACGACACCCCTGACAACATCTATCTGCGGCACATCCGGGATATCGCAAATTACGACACTCTCTGCATGATGACAGAGGCAGTGCAAGACTTCGAACGACGCTGGAAAAACGGACACAAGGGGCGCTTGATTGAGACCAGAGAATCCAAACTTCCCGGATGTACCACCGTTCTGGCCTACTATGGCTCCAGTGACTTTGATACGCGGGAGATGAGCCGCCTGATCGACAACTGCCTCCAGGACTGCCAGGCCGCAGGGGTAGATACCACACCGCCTGACAAAATATCACTGTTATTGGAGGAATGGGGCCGTGCATAGACAGACAAAAGCAACCTCTATCCCGGCCTCTGTAAAGTCGGCTGTCGCCCTCCGTGATTGCGCTGGAGGGCACCCAGCTACCTGTATTCTCTGCGAGGCTCCCGGCAGCCCACACTGCCATGTAGTACGTCGCTCACAGGGTGGTTTAGGAGTTGAGCGGAACATCGTCACACTATGCGACCCGTGTCACAGAGCTTTTGATGAGGGAGAGTGTCTGGAACGCTTAGAACCGCTTGGATTCCACTCCCGGCAGGACATCAAGGATTTTATCTATGCGTACATGAAGGACCACTACCCTAGGTGGACGCCTGAGAGCGTGAAATATCACAAATGGGAGGAATAAAGATGGCTGAATACATTGAGCGGGAAGCGCTCCTCGAGAAACTGGCAGAGCATGATCTCTGCTTATGCGTAAGTGAATCAGATATAAAAAACATACCCGCCGCCGACGTTGCCCCGGTGGTGCATGGGCGGTGGAGGTGGGTTGGTGAGTGCGGATTTAACGACTGCTATATTTGCTCTGAATGCGGAAAAATTGCAATGAATGATAGCAACTACTGCCCCAACTGTGGAGCCAAAATGGACAAGGAGGCCACCGATGAATCTTTACCCAACAACTTGTAACCTATGTGGCGGGCATGTTGTATACACCAGCAACGCAAAAATCTACGGGAAGGAATACGGTAGCGGACGCTGCTATCTCTGTAAAAATTGCGGAGCCTACGTTGGAACCCACAAGCCCCGCCCCCAGGAGGCTATGGGCCTGTTGGCTGATTCGGAGATGCGGGAACTGAAAAAGGCATGCCACGCGCTTTTTGACCCTCTTTGGCAAGGAAAGCCAAAGGCGCACAAGAAGCGAAACGACCTCTATTACTGGCTTTCCACTCAGATGTACATTCCGCGAGAAGAGTGCCATTTTGGGTATTTCGATACTGGGAGGCTGAAAACGGCGCTGAAAATCCTCACTAGGGTACAGGACAAGCGGATGTGCTACGACAAATACGGACAGATATTTTTTGAGGAGGCCACCGATGGAGACTAAATGCTGCGGGACGTGCAAGTGGCACGAATGTGAGATGGATGATAGTTGGATTTGCTTCAACAGTGACAGCGAATATTGCGCAGACCGGACGGACTACGGCCACTGCTGCGAGGAATGGGAGGAACAGACATGAACACCATCTACAAACCGAAGGGCGCGGCGGCGCACATCAAGGACAGCCTGCAGGCAGAAATGGAGAAAGTATGACGAACAGAGAGCAGGTCGCATGGTCGTTTGGTTTTGGGGATTACGATGACCGCGATGTATCGGAAATTGTTTCCGAGATGCTAGATGCCGCAGGGGTGGCTTACTTGGACAGTGCGGACCAGGCCAGACTTGAAAAGTGGTTCGGCTTGGATTGCGAACCAGAAACAAACAACTGGGGTATTTTGGAGGATCGATAATGGACTGGACACCCCTTGACATCACAATCCCCGCTGACCGCGAGGCGGTGGCTCTTGCCCTTTACCGGGCCAGGTACACCGTCCGCCAGAGGAAGCGGAAGGATGGCAACAAGACCGTGATCTACATTTAGTACAGGAGGGAATGAAATGCGTGAAATCCTGTTTCGGGGGAAACAAGTTGGTGACGGTGAGTGGGTGGTAGGTACTCTGGTAAAAATGGGGCCTGTTGGCTATGTCTGCCACTTTATTCTTCCGGACTATGCAAGTGCTTTTTACGATATTGAGGTTGACCCCGCCACCGTGGGCCAGTACACCGGTCTGACCGACAAGAACGGTGTGAAGATTTTTGAGGGTGACATTTTGTCAATCGAAAACACACATCCGTTTAAGCCAGCTATCGAAATTGTAGAGTTTTCTAAAGTGAGATGGACCGCAGGCGTAATGGATTTGGACGAAATCCTTAATGGATGGCTGTGTACTATTATCGGAAACATCCATGACAACCCAGAACTCCTAAGCAAGGAGGAATCACAATGCTGAACAAGATTTTCATTATAGGCCGTCTCACCCGGGACCCGGAGCTGCGGCGCACCCAGACCGGCACCGCCGTTGCCAGCTTCACGCTTGCGGTGGACAGGGACTTCAAGGACAAGCAGACCGGCGAGCGGGCCACCGACTTCATTGACGTGGTGGCCTGGCGGCAGACCGCCGAGTTTGTCAGCCGCTACTTTACCAAGGGCCGCATGGCGGTGGTGGAGGGCCGGCTTCAAATCCGGGACTGGACGGACAAGGATGGCAACAAGTGCCGCTCCGCTGAGGTGGTGGTTGATAACGCCTATTTCGGCGACTCCAAGCGTGAGGGCGGCTCCGGCGGGCAGGAGAGCTATTCCGGCGGCTATGGCGGGTACTCCGCCCCCGCCGGGGGCTACCCCGCTCAGCCTGACCCGGACAGCGAGATTGCGGAACTGACCACGGATGACGGCGATTTCCCATTTTAAAGGAGCTGATAAAAATGTCGAGCAAGGACCCCGCGATCCTGTTCTACACATCGGATTTCTTATCAGGGGTAACCTTGATGAGTATGAAGGAGCGTGGGCAGTATATCACCTTGCTATGCCTCCAGAGGGAGCGCGGCCACCTAACCATGAAGGAGATGGAGAAAGCGGTCGGAAAACTGTCCGGCGAGGTGAAGGGGAAATTTGATTCGGATGAGGATGGACGTTTTTTTAACAGCCGGATGGAGAAGGAGATCAAAAAGCGGGAAGCGCATTCTCAGAAGCAGAGGGAGAATGTACAGAAGCGGTGGAACAAACGAAACAGTCATTCTGGTACACAAGATGGTAATACCACGGTATCTACCACGGTATTACCTTTAGGAAATGGAAGTGGAAGTATATATAACTCTCTCTGTCAAGGAGAAGAAGAGACTTCCTCCGCGCGCGAGGGAAAACCGGGCTGTCCGGACCTCGGACTGGGGCGTGTCATGACGCTGTACATGGACAAAATTGACCGGGACCCGAGCCCGGACAGCATGGATAAGCTGACCGGGTATTATCGGAATCTGGGTGAGGCGATGTGTGTCCGGGCAATCTACAGGGCTGTGGACGCGGGGGCCCGGAAGTGGCTCTACGTCCAGGGTATTTTCCAGAAGATTTTGAGCCAGGGAGTCAGGACCATCGAGGATTGGGACGCGGTAGAGGCAAAGCGCGAGAAAGAAAAGCGGGGAGGAGACGACGGCTATGAATACCTGTGAGAACGGCGCGATTTTGTTCCTGGAAGAGTTTGTCGACCCGGCACAGGAGCCCTTCGGGCTGTGGTGGTGCCAGGATGTGCTGGACATGGAGGCGGTGGCCGCCAACGCTGTGTACAAGGCGGCGGACGCGCCCTGGAGCGATATAAATTCCTGGTCAGACTGGCTGTCTCAATTTCCGTACATCCTGGTGGCTGTGCCGCCCGGACCGGCGCAGGACGAAATCTCGGAGGAGCTTTCCGCCCGGTCGCCGATCCCGGTGATGATACCGTCCGCAAAGTCGTTCTACGGGGCGGGGAGTATCCGGGAGCTGCGGGAAAACGTAGGCCTGGGGGCGGTTGACAAGCTGCTCCTGGACGCGGAGGAGGTCCCGGTATCCGGGCTTCTGAACATCGCGGAAATCAGCACGGAGAAAAAACGAAATTCCGTCCGGGTTGTCTCCGGGATACCGAAGCTTGACGGCGCGATTGGCGGGTTTTCCGGCGGGGCCCTGTCGGTCTGGACTGGGAAGCGGGGGGAGGGGAAATCCACCCTGCTGGGACAGATTCTGCTGGACGCGGTCAACCAGAATCACGTCATCTGCGCCTATTCCGGGGAGCTGCCAAAAGAAGATTTCAAGCTCTCTATGCAGCAGCAGGCGGCAGGCTATCTCAACGTGACCGAGACGACAGATCAGGCGTCCGGAAGAACGTTTTACACCGTGGACCGGCGCGTGGTTCCGGCCATTGACGAGTGGTGGGACAAACGGCTGTTCCTCACCGACATAGGGAGAAAAAGAGCCCACGAGGAGGACACGATCCTAAACCTGTTTGAGTACGCGAACCGGCGGTACGGCGCGGATGTATTCCTGGTGGACAACATCATGACCGCGAATCTTCGGGAGGAAGCGCGGTTAGGCTTCTGGCGGGCGCAGTCAGTATTTACCGGCCGGCTGGTGGATTTTTGCAAGCGTCTGAATGTCCATGTCCACCTGGTGGCTCACCCCCGAAAAACGGACAACAAAAAGTTTGATTCCGATGATGTGGCCGGGTCTGGTGATATTACAAACCGGGCGGACAATGTGTTCAAGGTCGAGCGGGTGAAGCCGGAGGATGAGGGCTGCGACGCCGTGGTGACAATCATGAAAAACCGGGAGTTCGGGGCCAGAGGGAAAATCAAGCTGGATTTTAACGAGCCGTCCCGCCGGTTTTTCCCCGCCGGGGGGAGCCCGGCCAAACAATACAGCTGGGAGGCGAAAATACGGTATGGATAAAGATCGGATCATCGATCTGGTAGAGTCTGTGATCTTGGACAAGTTGGACGAGGTGAATCGGTGCGCAAGATCAGAGGTCCGGGGGCGGATGGAGGAGATCGACGCCCTCACCGCCGCTTTAGATGTTTACCGGCAGACGCCGGACTGGACGGCGGCGAAAAGGCTGGTCCTGCCTATGACACTGCCCGGGCTGAACGACTACATAACGGCGGAGCGGTCCCACCGACAGAGCGGAGCCGCCATGAAGCGAAAGTGGCAGCGGGATGTGGCGCTGGTCATGCGGCAGCAGCTGCGCCAGCCTCTGCGGGAACCGGTGATTATGCGGTACACCTGGGTGGAGAAAGACCGAAAACGGGACAAGGACAACATATCCAGCTTTGGCAGGAAGGTTATACAGGACTCTTTTGTGAAGGACCTGAAAGCCTTGCGGAATGACGGATGGTCTAATATTGACAGCTTCACAGACCGCTTTATAGTGGACAAGTCCCGTCCCAGGGTGGAAATTGAGATTTTGGAGGCGAAATAAGTTAAAAAACATGGACATTAAATGCCGTAAAGGGAAGTATGAGCAATGGAGCAAATAGCGCTTTGGAAATCCACGCCAAAAGAGATAACGATGTATAATTGCGCAACTGACATCGTTCTGGACGGGCCTAAGAATGCGGAAATTCAGGCCACGATTTACAAATGCTATGACTACATACATGAGTACAGAAAAATACTCTGTGCAATCTCCGGTGGCTATGACAGCGACATTGTCCTGGACCTTGTGATCCGGTGCGGCGGAAAGGAAAAAACAGATTTTGTTTTTTACGATACCGGCCTGGAATACGATGCGACAAAGGATCACATCGCTTATTTGGAGTCGGTATATGGAGTAAAAATCAGATCAATAGAGCCAAAAAAGCACATCCCAACCTGTGTCCGGGAGTATGGAGTCCCATTTTGGTCCAAGTATGTCTCCGATATGATGTCTCGGCTCCAGCGCCACAATTTCCAGTGGGAGGATGGCAGCGTGGAGGAGCTGCTGAAGAAATATCCCCGCTGCAAGGCCGCGCTGCGCTGGTGGTGCAACGAGTGGGGAGATAAGTCAAGATTCAACATCAGTTACACGCCAGGCCTGAAAGAGTTTATCCAGCAATTTCCGCCCCCGATGCGAATTTCGGCGATGTGCTGCGAAAAAGCAAAAAAAGACCCGGCGCACGCGCTGGAGGACAGCGGAGATTATGGCCTAGCAATCACCGGGGTACGGAAACTCGAGGGAGGAAAGCGATCCACTACATACAAATCTTGCTTTGATGACGGTGGAAGCTGGGAGTTGTCACGGTTTCGGCCTATATTCTGGTGGGGAGACCCGGAAAAGGAAATGTATCGAAAGCACTACGGCATTGTGCGATCGGACTGCTATGAAGTCTGGGGGATGGACCGGACCGGATGTGCCGGGTGCCCGTTCGGCAAAGAGTTTGATGAGGAGCTAAAACGGGTGCAGATATTTGAGCCGAAGCGTTACCAGGCAATGTTGACCGTATTCGGGGAGAGCTACGACTACACCAGAAAATTCCTGGAGTTCCGGGAGAAAATGAAAATCAAGGAAAAACCGAAAGACAATAGGCAGACAAGGATAGAGGGTGTGTGACCGATGACCAGAGAAGAACGGCCCATAAATCCTTTCCGGAAAGGCAGCCGTGTCTGGAATATCATGGAGATGGCGATCCAGGAGCAATTTGACGGATTGCCTGGGATATCTGATTTAACATTGCATGACATAGCAGAATTGCTCGATACCTCTTGTTATGAAATTTCAGCTGATATTTATAAAATCAAAATAAAAACCGGGTACATTGTGCCGCACGTGAAGATGCCTGGAGGGAGGAAAAAGCGGAAGTGACAAACAAATTTCTTGAGCGGCTGAAACTTTTGAGCTTGAGGGGAGGATTGTAGGAAACGATGAAACTGTACGATAACGGCGCATATCGGGATGATTTCATGGAGCTGGTTTATTGCCTGCTTCATGGCGACGGGGACAATTACCGCGCAAATCAAATCATTGACGCATTTGATAGCGCCCCGGAGGTCGAAGCTGAACCGTTGCCGACCAACGACCCACTGACCCTGGAGGAGCTGCGGGGGATGGATGGGGAGCCAGTGTGGATCGTTCCGATGCGCGGAAGCGGCGGTTTCTGCACTTGGATGCTGGTTGATGCAGAATACGAGCTATGTCGAGAGGCCCATGGCGAAATGGCGGTGTTCGAGAATTGCGGAAAGACCTGGCTGGCCTACCGCCGCAAGCCAAAAGAGTTGGAAGGTGGAATTGAAGTATGTTAATCCAATTAGACGACGAGGAGCGCAGGAAACAGCTGAAAATATGTGATGCCTTAGGAATCGACGAACTGTTGGGGCAATTCTGCGAGGAGTGTGCAGAAGCAATTCAAGCGGCTCAAAAGGTCCGTAGAGCTTTGAGAGGAACTACGCCGGTAAGCTTGGATGAAGCGATCCGGAACCTGACAGAGGAATGTGGAGATGCTGCTCTTTGCATTGACACGCTGGTACTGGTAAAACTTGTGGATGAAAATGGGATTCAGTTTATTGGGAAATACAAAAATGACCGTTGGCATGGGAGAGTTTGTGGGATGAAACAAAGTGCGATCTGATTATATCTGCCTGCCTTGGGGCCAGCACGTTTTTTGGAGGTGGAGGTGTGCCAGATTCTAAAGGCCGAAGGCCGAAAAATCCATACCGAGAGGGTACATATATCTGGCTGATTATGGAGGGAGCCTTGGAGGGGGAATTTGACCGGGGAAAACCAGGATGGGAGGACTTGTCCTCTGAGGCAATAGCGGAAGTGCTTGGGACCTCAAAGTATACTGTTCGTTATTCTATTCTAGAAATCAAAAATGAAACTGGTTACGTTGTAAAGTACACAATGGAAAGGGGGGCGGCCCCGTGGCAGAAAACGTATTCCAAGAGCGGTTGAGGAGACTGAGGGAGCGGAGGAGAGTGAGCCGCTATGTAGTGTCTGAGCTCTGCGGGTTGAACAGGAGCGCAATCAGGCGATACGAGCGGGGAGAGAGGGAGCCTGGCCTAAAAGAGCTTGTCAGCATTGCGGACTATTTTGAGGTTTCACTGGATTATCTTACCGGATTGACTGACAACCCAAGGAGAAACGATTAACCTTTTATCATCATGCAGATTACATAAAAAAATTGTGCCATTTGGCACAAAGCAAAAAGGCGATAGGGTGATAATAGGAATGCGGGGTTATCCATTCCCCGGCCTTCTTTCCCTATAGCGGCGGGGCTTTGCCTCTTTCTCCCCGCCGCGCATATGCCGCTGTAGCTCAATGGTAGAGCAGCACGGAAGCAAAACTGTGGGCGATGCCGGTTCGACCCCGGCCAGCGGTAAAAATTAAAAAGGAGAAATGCCATATGAAAAAGCGATGTCGGTTCTCAAATTCTGTTTCTGATTTTATGTTTTCTGCCTGCGTCACCGGCGGCCTGATGGCCTGACCCGCCGCCTGCGCCCCATAAAGAGATGGGGCTAAACGTGAATCCCGTCACGTGTAGGCGACAAACCGCCCCATACGACAGCCCTCCAAGCATCTGAAGAGCGCCAGTACTATGTGGGCGCAAGAGAAACGCTCCAAAGGCCACGGAGCACCCGCCAGCCCTGCGGGAAAGAATGGGGCAAACTCCGCTGAAAACTGCGCTGGAGACGCTAAAGTACACGGTGTCTCAATCGGAAGGTGCATGAAAATCTAAGCGGAAAGCCCCGCCGCCATTCTCCCGACGGCGGGGCACATACGCAGCCACCCGGCGCAGGAGCCGGGGGCTGTGCCGGGGCGTCTGTTGCCCTGAAACAGACCGACAGAAAACTCAACTGGATGGAGCAACGACCGCGGAGCCGGGTCGTACTAATAGCGATTCAGCGCGGGAACTGCGAAAGTGGCAAATACACGGGCGCATGTACCAAGGTGGCGAGGCGGTCTCCAAAACCGCTTGTGGTGGGTTCGATTCCCAACCGTCCGTGCCAGGCCAGGGAGAAGAAACCGATGATAGCCGCAGATTTATTTGCGAACAGATTCGGTGTGAGTTGGTCGGAGGTCTCCTTGGTCTTATACGGCCCATTAGCTCGAAGGTCGAGCGGCTGGCTCATAACCGGCTGGCCCAGGTTCGATTCCTGGATGGGCCACCAGACACGCCACCAACCGGGGCGATACCGGGCGGTGGTGCCAGAGGCACGACATCACCTTGTGGCCGCACACGATGCGTAAGTCCCTGGACGAGTCTTTCCTGTGCGCTGTGCGAAAGCGGCAGGACGAAGGAAATTTATTATCTGGCTGACCCCGGCTTTTAAAGTTTTACGGTTCCGACAGACGACACCTGCGGAGGGGTTGAGATGTACCGTAATTATCAAGGCTGTCCCTGCGAAGTGAGAGCGAGGCCGTGGACGTAAGGGGGCAACGCAGACCAACCAGCGGTGTCTAGGCGTTGAGTAGCAGACTGCGGAGTGGGTTTAGGATAATTCAGCCTTGATGATTGTGAGCGTTACCGCTATGTGGTGAAGATAACCAACAGAGATTTTTTTGGGGGATTAGAATGGAATATTACATCATAAACAAAACCAAAAAGTGGCCTGAAGAATTTTCTCAAGAGGAATGTGTGTTCCTTGATGTAATGGCTGATTCATCTGCCGAAACGATTGTGCGTCTTTGGGGGAGCATGGAAAGAACCGATCCTAAATTTTGGCCGGCCGTATTCTATTCGATTTATGGCACAGAGCGAAATTTGCCCTGCGATATTCTCCGAAACTTGAAGCCTGGCCATAGGATTGATTTGAAAACAGGGAGATACATCGAATAGTGGAAATAACCAACAGAGAATTGGGAGAGGGTGTAGAGATGGAAAAATTGAAGCCGTGCCCGTTTTGTGGGGGAGAGGCTGAACTTATGCGGACAGCTGTAATCGTTGATACTGACAGATTTTCACAGATAAAAGACCGATGGATTGTCAAGTGCAAAAGAGGATGCTGCCGTTCGTGCGAATGGATAGATAACATATGCCACCGTCCAGATGGGGAATTGGTTATTGCCGCAAATGGAGCGAAAGACGCAGTTAAGATGTGGAACAAAAGAGCATGAACCGACACAAAATCACCACATCCCGGCGTGTGGGTGAAGTCTCCAGCAAGTACGGCTACCAGCCCGAATTGTTTGAGCGTGACCTGGAGCAGCACGCAGCTGAGAGCGAAGCGCTGTGGCAGGAGTTCCGTGCCTGGATGATAGAGCGCAAGGTGGACCCGGAGAAGATGCGGTATCTGTTCCTGCGGCTGTGGGAGGAGTTTTTGAAAGGTTGAAAACGATATGACAAGAAAAGAAATTTTAGACTACGCAGAAAAATGTGTATGTACAAATCGCGAACAGGAATATGGAAGTCCGGAGAATAATTTTCGGTGTATTTCTGATCTGTGGAGCGCATACAAAGGCGTGGAGTTTTCCCCTCTCGACGTTTCTATGATGATGGCCCTTCTCAAAATTGCCCGAATTAAGACTGGAACGGCGAAAGAGGACAGTTTTGTGGATTTGGCAGGTTATGCGGCTTGTGGTGGGGAAATTGCAACTGAGGAGTTTTTGAGCGGTTGAACTACCAGGGCTAGGGTCGCTCCCGAAAAGCGGATAGCCTTGCCGCCTGCCCCGGGTCAACATAAGGCAAATGATTTTGATTGAGAGGTGGGGAACGTGTTAAAAAGAATCTATGCTGACTATGCAGCAACAACGCCGTTATGTGATCCTGCCAGGAAGACCATAATGGCGCTATTTGATACATACGCAAATCCCTCCGCAGGTTACCAAGGCGCATTTTTGGCTCGAAACATCATTGACCGGGCTAGGGCTCAGGTAGCCGCAGCAATTCACGCTGACCCAGAGGAAATTTTTTTTACCTCTGGCGGCAGTGAATCCAATGCAATGGCGCTTCAAATAGGCTGGGGAATACAAACCTCTCCCATCGAACATGCTTCCATATTAAAAAACCCACATGTCCAAACCGGAAGCATTCAGGTAGATCATGCAGGAACTATTCAGCCGTTCACAGCCGCATACGCTTCCGTCATGCTGGCCAACAACGAGGTGGGAACCATTCAGCCCATCCGCGAACTGTCAGACAATGGTCAGGAATTTGAAGGGCCTACCGCTTTCCTCCATGTCGACGCTGTCCAGGCGGTAGGGCATATTCCGGTAGATGTGAAAGCCTTGCGAGTGGACATGCTGTCCATGTCGGGGCATAAATTTGGCGCCCCGAAGGGAGTCGGAGCGCTGTACATCAACCGAAAAAGAATCAACACAGACTTTCTGCACCCTCTCATTCCAGGGGGAGGACAGGAGGATGGAATGCGCTCAGGTACGGAAAATATCCTGGGGATTGCCGCTATGGGCGCGGCTGCCGAGTGGGCCGCCCTTCATCTGCAAGAACACAGCGAACACGACCGCAGTCTCCGGGACAGGCTCATTGAGGGGATTACTGCGATCCGTGGTGTGGAGCTTACTGGCCACCCCACCAACCGTACCCCAGGGATTGCGTCCTTTGTCATCAAGGATGTGGAGGGCCAGGCACTGGTGGCGGCCCTGGACGCGGACGGAATTGCGGTGTCGGCCGGCTCCGCCTGTGCCGCTGGACATCCGGAGCCCTCCCACGTCCTGCTCGCCATGGGATATGATCCTGAACTGGCCTTGTGTGCGCTGCGTATCTCCATCGGCTGGGATACCGCTAAGGCCGACGTAGAGGCCATCATTAAGGCCGTCCGCCAGCGTGTGCGAGAATTGAGAGGGCGATGACTAAAGTTAATGGAGTGAGCGTGTCCTGCCGGGTACAGGCTATCCAGTACCATTACTCACGGAACTCCTTATGAGCGCTCCTGAGGCCGTTTCTGGCCCGAGGAGCGCAGTTTTTTTATATCCTTCCACTCCCCTCGCGCAAAGAGCTGAGGATTAAATTGATACAGGCCACGCTCTACTCGAAGAACAGCTTCAAATTTTACCAAATCAGAGATAGCATGATTGATCTGGCTTATTTTCAAGTGAAGTTCTTCTGCTGCCCGCTGCCGCATCGGAGAGCCAAACTCAAAGCAAGGGTCTCCGTTGGCGTAGGGCATCCGACCCATGAGCCAAAGCAACACGGGCCAGCAGTAAAGCGGTATGTTCCGCAAACAAAGCAATCCTTCCAAGTAGAGCTTCAGATAGGCGGGTTCGCTCTGCGGGGCTGAAACATATACGGTAGACATGCTCTTTATTTCCCCTGTTGCATCATCCACTGATACCACTGTCCGCACAGGACGTCCCACACGATCACCTCCCATTCAATTATACCATATCTTGCAGGATTTTCACAACACATATTGCAGTCAAACCCCTCTCTTGTTGCAGGATTCCTGCAAGATGGAAAAATCCTGAATCCGTTGCGGCAGTAAGGCGGAGGTCCTGTTTTGATGGTCAATTTCCCTCTTTTATATTATCGCCCTGTTTTAAGGGACATGATTTGGGATTTATTTGAGGCAGGGGCAATAGCTGGAAATGGAGTTCAGCATAGGGAATTTTGAGTTTTGAGGGTCTTACACCACTTGTAAACCACCCCCCAAAAAAAATTTCTGGCCAGGAAATAACCAGCAATATGCAAGAGTTGAGTCATGAAAATGCGCTTTCCTATGGAGAAAGCGCAAAAAATCGCAAGTATTTTTACAATAAATGGTATAATCCCTGCAAAATGCCATTAACAGTAGCACAGTCTTGCAAAATTGCACAAAAGGATATGCTCTGCTGTTGGGTTTGGCCGGGGATCGCGCCGGGGGGAAGGTGTGTCCAGCGGTAGCCCTCACCCCGGCTCCGGGTGCCCGTCGTGGGAGCATAATAAAAAAACAATGAATATCATAGGACTTTTGTTATAATAATCACCGCTGCGATTTTAAACCCTCGACAAAGAAACCGGGAGAATCATCCCCCGGCCTTTGCTTTACCGTTCTTTTTTCGTGGGTTTATATTGTGCTTCTCCGCTTTCGACGTACTTAATCAGATTGACAATCTCCTGAGCTGTCCATCCCGCACTCTCAAGCGCTTCGATTAGCCTATAATTTTCCTGCATATTCATCCACGTTCACCTCCTTCCTCCTTGCTGGCCAGGACGTCCCGCTGTGCCTGTGTTTCAACTGCCCGTGATACAAACACGGGAACCGTCTCACCTGCGGCTTCTGCGGCCTCCTGAGCCGTTTTAATGGCCTCCAGGGGCAGAGATACCACCCCGGCCTCCTGCGGCCCTCCTGCGGCCTCCTGCGGGGCGCTGTCCCGCTCCATTGTCTCAGTGATAGCCCGGCCTATAAAGGCGTTGGTGCTTTCGCCACAGGCCTCCGCATGGGCTTTAATGGTATCCAAATTACCTTTAGGCATAGTAAGCCCAAATCGGTCATACTTAGCCTTTATATATTTTGTAACCGCTTTCTGCTGTGCCTTTGACGCTGGCATATATTTCACCTCCCTGGGGAGCGCCGATCTATTCGGACACCTCCTCCATTATGATCGTATTATACCACGCTTGTCTATTAACGTCAATACATAAAATGCACAATATATTAGCGTTAATATTGGCGACTATGCCTATTGATATATTAACGCTAATATAGTATAATACATAATGTCAGGAGGGGAAACCCGATGGACAAAATAAATGCCCCGGTGATGGAAGCACCGGGGCGGGGAGGTGAACACATGGTCCACCGTGGCGGAAAGTGGTGGTACAAGGGCAAAGCCTTTGATACTCTCCACGACGCGCTGATAGCCGCATGGAAACAGCGGTAAACAGCACACCGGCGGGGGCCGGTGAATCTAGTATACCGGCCCCCCTGGTAAAAGTCAACTACTTTTTGCGTTGTCCCGCTCGATAGTCTCCGCAATGGCCCGTTTGATAAAGCCGTTGACGCTCTCGCCCCGGGCTTGTGCGTGGGCCTGGATGGTGTCTCGCTGGCCCTTATACAATCTCAAAAGCACCTTGTCATAGCTCTTATCCTCATATCTCTTAATGCTGGCATAGCTATTTTTCCCGCCCATAAAATACCGCCTCCTCTTAATATAGTATACCTGTCTGTCCTTTAGATATCTATATACTAAATGCACAAAATAATATAGCTATCTTTGTGCAGCATCACATCTTGAAATATAGCTATCTATATGCTATTATATACTCACAGCAAGGGACAAGCCCCTTGTGAGTACACCGGGTAGGAGGTAGAAAGGATGGAACAAAGCATGACAGCAAAAGAAGCGGCCCGGCTCATTGATTGGCTTAAAGCCCACGGTCACAGCGCAGAGGACGCCACGGATTGCATTAAGTACATCGCAGCCACCCAGGAAACCAGCGATAAATAAAGATAGCCGCCCCCGCTCAAAGGTAACGACTATCTAGCAGCCCAGATGAGGCGGTTCAGAGCCTACCATCTAGCCGCCTCCATAATAACACAAGGGCCGGACGAAAGTCAAGCCCACGACAGGCCGACAGGCCGGGAGGGAAAGAAAATGTTACTTAAAATGCTGAATGATACCGATTATGTGATTCAGGAGTGCAATCAAATCATTGCACATATTGGGACTATCGACGTGGTTGCACCGCTGACCGATAATACTGTCTGTACCTATGGAGAGTACAGGGTTACAAACATTTATCCACGTTCTGACAACGTGTACGGCGTTATGTTTGAGATTGAGCTGCCCCACCTGATGATGGCTGACTGACTACCAGCCGAAACGCCTCCGGGCGTCGTGGGAAGTCCACCCCGCGAGGGAAGCGTAAACCGGCAGTAACAGCGTATGAGAGCGCGGCGGGTAGCCGGAAGCCCGCAAAAAGCGCAGCCTGGAGAAGTGCCACGGCTCCAGCGAAAACAGATTAGGCAGGTAGGCCCCGCCAGAGAGGGCCGAAGAGAGTACCGCAACAGTGAGAGCGGAAAAGTTTTTTGAAAACCTTCAAAAAAGCCCTTGACATGGTGCTAGTAGTATGTTATACTTAGACCATCCTAAAGAAAGGAGGTCAAAGACAATGACAGAGGCCGAGAGGCAGGACGCCAAGAAGTCTATGGCTTACGACTTGAAACTTATTTTCAAGGAGAAGCAGGACGAGGAGACCTACAAGGCAACCGAGGCGATCATTGACGCTTATATCGCAGGTATGCAGCAGTAACGGGAGCGGGGCCGGAAATCCGGCCCCACCCCCTAAAAGGAGGGAAACGCTATAGAAACCACCGCAAAGCGCAAGACCCACACGAGCAGCGCAGTAAAAGCCAGGTATAACGCCAAAGCCTACCGGCAATTTGCAGCCAGAGTAAAACCCGACCTATCCCAGCGCATAGAAAACTACACCGCCAAAGAGGGCATCAGCAAGCCCGAGTTTCTGCAAAGGGCGATAGAAGCCCTAGACCAATAAAAACCCGCCTCCGTGCCGCAAACACGTAATGAGGCGGGGCCACCGCAGAAACAACACAAACCACAGAGGCAAGGCCATTATAACGCCTTCTGCCTCCACACGTCAAGGAGGAAATGAAGAGGAAATGAAAATGTATGGATACAGCCCGAAGAGCAAGGAGGAGCGCTTAAAGCTCCGGGAGTTTTACTTGAACGGGTACACTGCGGTGGAGAACACAGACGCTGACTGTGTGATTGCAACGGCTGAGGAAGGCGGCCGCTATCTTCTCCGCATTTTCGACGGTACCGCCGCTTATCCCTGCGTCAACTGCTATTATCGCACGGCGGAGCAGCGGCAGCGGGAGATTGACCGCCACCTCAAGAACCGCATGGAAAGTATCAAGTTCAAGGAGGCCAAGAAACAGGCGAAGAACGCCGCCGGCGCCTATGTGGTAGACGAGAGCAAGCCACATTTTGAGGCTGGCCGGAAGTATTTCATGACCTGGTACGGGGATGATCCCTATGAGCACACGTCGACGATCCGCATTATCAAGAGGACGGCCTGTTTTGTCACCCTGGCGCATGTCTACGGTGACCGGGAGGACGATCCCCGGCGAGTAAAGGTATCCGTCGATCAAAACGGCGAATATCTGAGCTATGGCAGCTTTTATTACTTCCGTGCCTCCTCCTGTGTAAGGCAAGAACCCGCCGAAGAAATATATGCAGAGCAGGACACGGCCACGCAAAGCCCCATTTATGAGGAATTTGTGAAAGAGCGGGACGAGGGCCGCGCCTACATCGAAGAGACCGCCGCCCGGTATCCCGTCAAGGCCGGTGATCCGGTAGTGACTATCCACTGGAGCGAGTGCCCCGCGTTTTATGGCTGGGATGAGGATGATCTGAAGCTGTCCGTTGCCGCTGCTGAGATCATTCTGCGCCACTTTGACCAGCGGCCCACAGATGGATTTTGCTACTACAAAACCAAATTCACGGTCGATTACACCGAAAATGGAAAACCGTGGAGCTTTACCGGCCGGTATGACCTGGGAGACGATATCGGCGGGCTGATTGCCTATGTCCGTCTTTATGACCCTGACCTTTCTGACCTTCTGGAGGCCCATACAGCCGCCGGGCGGGTGGTGTCGGTAACCGTTGCCCCATGGGTAGAGGAGGCCATCAAGGCCCGCCGGGAGGCTTCGCAAAGGCACATGAGAGAGACTATGGAGACGCTGGAAATGCTGACCGACGAGCAGCTGACCGCCGCCGTGCTGATTTCTCCGAAGGACGACCCGGATGTAGCAAGGTTCTTTCTCCAGGAGCTTTCCAGACGGGACGTCAAAAAGGCGTTGCAGGTTCTGCGGGCCTGGAAAGAGGGCCTAGGCCCTGAAGATATCGACCGGATCGCCTAGCCTATACAGAGTACCTGACCGCTGCTTGACACTCCCCACGGCTAAAGCCGGGGGGGTGTCAACATTCCCGGCGTGAACTGCGCCGACGGCACAGTACGCGGCGGCTCCACCTGCGGCCTGTTCTTCTGCCTCGAGGCCCTGAATGAGGCGGCGGTATGAACAAGAACATCGTCGTTCCCTATGATAGCCTGGAGGATATCCTAGGGCGCCTGACCTGCTTCTCCGCTTTGCTGGAGACGATCCGCCTCGCCATGGACGACGGAGACAAGATGAGGGCGTGCTGTTCACGGCGGCTTATGTGACGGCCTTTGAGAAAATGCGGGAGCATATCCAGAGAAAGCAGCTTCCCCCGGACAGGGCCGCCCTCACGGAGGCGAAGCTGAACAACAGCCGGGCGCGGCTGGCGTCCACATGGCTGAGGGTAGGTTCCATGGTGAGTATCCCGGAGTACAAGGACGTGTGCGCTCACTACGCAAGCTCCGTGCTGACCGGCGGCGAGGCGGTGCTGCCGCTCCCCGAGGTCCGGGAACACCTCTATACCGCCGCCCAGGTGGGAGACATGCTGGGCATCAGCGGCAACGCCGTGGGGCGGCTTGCCAACAAGCATGGGCTGAAAACGCCTGAGTATGGTAAAATGGTCTGGGACAAGTCGCCCAACTCCCCCAAACAGGTGGAGACGTTCCGGTACAATCAAAAGGCGGTGGAGAAGCTGAAAGCCCTCTCCGCCTGAATAGAAAGGAGCCCCCTATGACCATAGAGCAATTCACCGCCGCGCTGCCGGCCTACCTGGGATTCTTCCAGGACAAGTCCCCCTGCACCCAGGCACTGAAGCACTACGCCCTGGAGCTTTTTGTAGACTTCGTATCCAAGGAGTACCCCGAGCAAGAGCTCACGCCGGAGGTGGCGCTGGCCTTTCGGCAGACGCTGTACGGGCTGGAGCCCAACACAGTCACCCAGTACATGAAGCAGGTCCGGGCGGCGTTCTCCTTTCTGCTGGATGCCGGGCTGCTCACGGGAGAAAACCCGGTCCACAGCAAGTTTGTGGGGCAGGAGCGATACAAGCCCTATACCTCCCTGCTCACCGAGGCAGACATCCAGCGGCTGCTGCGGGACGAATGCCCGGAGATGATGCGTGGGCCGGTATATCTCCGGGCGCGGGCTATGACGCTGTTGTGCCTGACCTCCGGCCTGCGCCTGGCGGAGCTGATGGCCCTAGAGCCCGCCGACCTGGACTGGGAGGGGGGGCGTGCCCTGGTCCGCAGCGGCAAGGGGGACAAATCCCGCCTGGTCCCCTTCCACGTCATTGCCCAGGAGGCGGTGGGCCGGTATGCCAGTCTAATCCGGAGGGGCTGCCCAGAGGGCATGCCCCTGTTTGTGCAAAAGAAAAAGGACGGCAGTTTTAAGCGGCTGGCCACACGCACGGTACAGATGAACATCGCCAGCCTTGTGGAGGCCATGACGGGCCGGACCGACATCTCCCCTCACGCTCTGCGTCACTCGGCGGCATCCTGGTGGGTATCCTACGGGGTGCCCATGCGGGAGGTCCAGGCTCTGCTGGGCCATACCAGCATCTATACCACTGAGCGCTACGCCGCCCTGGTGGCCCCGGACACCGCGCCCATTCGCAGCGCCAACGCGGTCATGACCCTGGCCTTCGGCCAACCGGCCTCGGTGGAGTACACTTCCGCTGTCTAAACTACCCGTCTTTCTCGGTGGAGTACACCGCCGCTGTCTAAACTACCCGTTTCCCCTAGAATTTGACACAGTTCCCCCCTCTGTGATACAATCAGCAAAACGGACGGAGGTGGGAGCTGTGCCCAATAATTACCTTTTTTGGGGTGTTCTGATCATACTGGTGGTTCTGCTGGTCATCCACCTGCTCTCCCGGTATGAGAGTCTGCACCCTCCCCGGCGCAGGTCTGCACCCCCTCCGCCCCAGGTGGAGCAAGTCCCCCCAGCCCCTCCGCCCCCGGCCGAACCGGAACCCGATCCCGTGCAGTCCCCGGAGGACCTGTTCTGCCAGCCGATCTATGAGAAGTATGTAGAGGGGCGGTTCAGCCACCTTCTGGCCATCGCGATCCAGGGGGTAGTGATGGAGCAAAGCGCCGCGGTAAGTGTAGTAGAGAAGGCTCTGGGTGCCCGGAATGCCTACCGGCAGTCCGCAAAATACCTGGACTACATGTTGGAGGCGGGCGTCATTGCAGAAAACCAATATGGAGACCGCCGGGTGGTCATCACCCCGGGGCAGGCGCGGCAGATCATCCTCCCCCAGCTGATGGAGTATCCGGCGGCGTGGAGCGTGTCAGAGGTGGTGGAGCAGCTGCGGAAGGATATCGCTTTCATGCTGTCCGACTTTTGGACGGGAGTAGATACCATGAGCGGGACGGAGTTCGAGGCCTGGTGCATGGAGCTGTTGAAAAAAATGGGCTTTGAGCATGTGGAGTCCACCAAGGCCACCGGGGACCAGGGGGTGGATATCCTGGCGGAGAAGGATGAGGTGCCCTACGCGTTCCAGTGCAAGTGCTACGCCACAGATTTGGGAAACACCCCGGTACAAGAGGTCTATGCGGGTCTGCGCTACTACCACCGGAATGTGGGGGTAGTCATCACCAACCGGTATTTCACCACTGGAGCTAAAGCCCTGGCCAAGGCGACCGATGTTCTGTTGTGGGACCGCGACCGGCTCAAGCGCATCATCCAGGCTACCGAGAAGCAATGAGGACGCTCCAGCGTCCTCATTGCTGTTGACTGGCGGCGGCAAGAGTGGTAGAATCTGGACAGGAAGGGGGATGCATGATGGCTATGCTAACATGCCCGAAATGCGGGCAGGTACAAATGAACGAGGTGGGCCAGCCCTGCATCAAGTGCCGCACCATTTTGGGGACGGCGGCAGGGCCAAGCGAAAAACCTCAAATCCACAGTACAGCGGAAGGGGGTGCGCCGTCAAGGAGGCGGTGCCCTGAATGCGGAGAGATTCTGGACAATCCCCGTTCAAAGTTCTGCCCGAACTGCGGGGCCCGCCAGGATAGCGCGCCGCAAAACCCGGCCGATCATGTATCGGGCAGCAGCAAACCGGCTGGAAAGCCGGAGAAAACAAAGAAGAAAATAGCCCCTGTTTTAGCGGTTTTGTTTTTACTCGTGGGGGCTGGAATCGCTGCATGGTGGTTTTTGTTTTCCTCTGTGGAGGAGGTAACGGTGGACCCTGAGAGCTTAGAGTTGATCGAAGGAGAAACGGTCACTATTGAGTGTGTTTTTTCGCCCAAGTGGGCTTTCCCTAAAAACGCGGAGTGGATGTCCAGCAATGAGAGCGTTGCAACTGTCGATGAAACAGGAAAAGTTACAGCAATCAAGAAAGGACTTTGCGCTATTATCTATACAGCCGATGGGATGACAAGCGGATGTCATATTACGGTCAAAAAAGACGGGATAGATTTGGCTGAAGTTTATAAGGCCATTGGAGGCGAGGGATATTATTGTAAACTTGCCAGGGATGAAAGTTACTTAATGATTGATACAAATCCAGAAGATGAAGAATATTATTTGAAGGAATCAGTAGGGGCGCAGTATGTAATAAAAGCAAATATGGAATTGAATCTTCCAGAAGCTGTGACAACAAAAATGGGACAAACAAGGGCTTTAGATGGCCGTCAGACAGAAACATATGAAGATATTGAAGTGAGTTGGACCTATCACCCTGATACCGGTCTTGAAGTGCTGTACGAAGTTCGGTAAAAGAGCCCCCGCCCTCCGTTTTTTGAGGGCGGGGAATTTCATCATGTCCCCATATTAAGCCCCACCAACTGCAAGGTATCGGAGAGGGGCCTGTGGAGCATGTTGGAGCCAATGGTGACGCCGTTCATGGTAACGCTGTGGTCATCGGAATAGTTGCTGACGGCCGTGGGCGCGGAGGCGGCGAGGAGAGAAGGGGCGGCATAGTCCTCGGTGGTGAGCAAGCCGTACCGGGATTTATACTCCTCCAGCCCGTCGTTCTGCACGTCAGGGAGGGAGAGTCCCCTGGCGGAGTAGCCGCCGGTCTGCCAGTCATTGTTCCGGCCCTCATAGGCCCAGGGCTGCACCTTGGTCTCCCATTCGGAGTAGTCAAAGATATCCCACCGGCTGGTGGCGTCGTCCCATACGGCTCCGATCTGGGCCCCCAGCCACTGATTTTCCTTGTACAGATTATTTCGCTCCTCGTCGGAGGCATAGGGAAACGCGTGGGTATTGGCCAGCATCCGATCAATGATCTCCCGGCGGGTCATGCCTGTATTTCCAACGATGCCGTCGGAGCCGCCGGCATCGGGATCAAAGCCGCCACCCGCGGACAAATCCTCCAGCACATAGCCCAGCTGCCGCAGCAGTTCGGTCACCCGGTCCACCTGGCCCGCCATAGCGGGGGTGCCATACTTGGCGATGTCGTTAAGAATCTCGCTGATATCCCGGGCGGGAGTCTCGATGCTCCTCTGGATATCCTTCCAGGTATCCATCCACTGGTCATACTGTTTTTCGGCCTCTTTTTTCCGGGCCTCGGCGGCCTTTTTCTCCTCCTCCAGGGCCTCCAGCTGCTGTCGGTACTGCTCCTTCAGGGCGTCGTAGTGGTCTTCCCATGCCTCCTTCTCCGCTTCTTTCTGGTCGATGAGATTCTGAATATAGTCCTGTCTGGCCTGGCTCTCCCGTTCAAAGGCGTCGATCTGCCGGCTGATGGCGGTAATCTGCTTTTGAATCAGTTCTTTTTGCCGGTCCAGCAGCTTTTTCTGTTCCTCCAGGGCCTTAATCTGCTCCTCCAGCCGCTTGACAATCTGCTTGTGAGCCTGTTCTTCCTTGTAGTCCTGGAGTTCCTTCTCGGCCTCCTCCTTGGCCTTCTCCGCGTCAGTCAGGGCCTTTTCCGCCTTAGCGACGGCCTCCTCGTCCGCTCTCCAGGCCCACACGCCGTCCTTTAGGGTGTAGATATTCCGCTCATTCCGGGCGGTCTGGAGGGCCAGCAGGGCATCTTCCACGGCTTTCTGTGCCTCCTCCACCGCCAGCTGTTTCTTCTGGAGGGCCAGGGCCTCCTCCTCCCGTTTTTTCTGCTCATTCCAGGCGTCGTTGACCCGGTCCAGCTCCTCATTCAGCCCGTCCAACTGGTCCTGTATCCCGTCGATCTGGTCGTCCAGCCCAGGCACATAGGCCCCAATGGTGCCGTCCGGGTTTACCGTGTAGTATCCGCTGATCTGGTCCTCCAGGGCCTGTTTCTGCTGGTTCAGGGGGTCGGTGATGGCCTCCAGCCGTTTTTTCTCCGCCTCCAGCTGGTCGTTGAGCTTGTCCAGGGTGTCATTAATGGGCTTTAAGATGCCCTCCAGCTCCTTGTCGTACCGGTCCAGCACGTCGTTGATCTCGTCCATCTGGTCCTGAATGCCCTCAATCTCGTCTCCGATGGCATCAATATCCTCCTGGACCTTGTCGAAGATATCGTCAAAGGCCCGTTCCAGCTCGTCCCACAGCCCTTCCTGCAAATCCCGGACAGCGTCCTGGTCCTCCCAGATTTGGCTCTCCAGGTCCTGGATGTCCTCATCCAGGGCGCCGGCACTGTTTTTAGACTGAAGAAGGGCCATGGTCTCCCGTGCCTTTTGGATTCTCTGGGCGTAGAGCTCAATCTGCCTGCCCACCTGGCCTGTGGTCCGTCCCAGCGCCTCAATCTGGTGGCTGCTCTCGTCGATGTAGTCGCGGAATGCGTCGGTGAGGTTTTCATAGATGGAGCGGATGGCCTTGGCATAGTCCCGCCAGGCCTGCTGCAAATCTCGGATAAGGGCGTCGTTGTTCTTCACCCCCTGCTCCCGGTAGTACTCGGCCAGGGCGTGCACCTCGATCTGCATTTGCCGGTACTTCTCCACCATAGCGGCATCATCTGCGGCGATCTGTTCCATAGTGCGGGGGTTGTCGGCCAGGTCCTCAAAGTCCTCCACCGTCTGTTTGTGCCGCACCAGCAGGCTGTCCGACAGGCTCTTGTAGATGTCCTCGATCTCATCCTCCAGGCCGTGGTACAGGAGCTTGATCTGGTTGACCTCGTCGGAGGCGGCGCTTTTTCCCCGGGCGATAAACTGTTTTTCCAGGGCCAGCGCCCTGGCCTGGAGGTCCCGAAGGTTCTTGATCCGCTGCCTGGAGGTATCCCCATCGGACCGCTCCAGCACCTGATTGGTGCGTTTGGCGGCGTCCTCCAGTTTTTTCAGGTTGTCGATCTGGGTCTCATACCAGCTCTTGGACGACCCGCTGCTCTTAGCGGCCTTGGAGGCTGTGGACTTGCCCAGGTTTTTCAGGCTGGCGTTGAAGGTATCCAGAACCTTCTCCCACCCTTCTCCAGAGCCCCCGGTTTTCATAGCGCTGATTCTCCCGATATTGGGCATTTTCAGCAGCCGGTAGGCGTTGGAAATCTGGACAACGGTCTCTCCGGCCTTTTGCAGCATGTCGTCATGGGTGCTGTAAAATTCGTTGCGCACCTCCCGGAAAATATCAATCCGGTCGTTCGCACCCTTCCGGACCAGCGTTGTCTCCGCCTTCTGCTCCGCCTCCTCGATGGCCAGCTTCAGCTGGGCGAGGGTCTGGTAAGCCCCCGCATCGATCCCGTACTGCTCCGCCAGCGCCTTCACCGTGTCGGCGTTGCCCTTGAGCCAGGCGGTGTAGAAGTCCTTTTTGTCCATCTCCTTTTCCAGCATGGCATTCCGGTAGTCCTGCACATCCTTCTCGTAGGCGATCTCCAGGGCCTTAGAAATCTCCTCCTGGGTTGCCATCCCGTTCAGGGCTTTCAGCACCACGTCGTTGACCGCGTTGCCATACTTGCCCAGCAGCCCCACCAGGGTGTCGAAGGAGAGTTCCCCGTTTTTCTTCAGCTCCTCCTGGGCGCTCACCACGTCCTGGGCCTGCCCGGCGTATTTTTTCAGTTGGGTGGCCACCTCGTCCCACTCTTTGGCCTCCTCCTCCTGGGCGTTGGCGTTCTCCCTGGTGGCGTCGGTGTTTTCCTGGGTAGCCTGGGTGGCCTCGGTGAAATATCGCGCCAGGGTGTCCAGCGCCCCTCCGTTCTCATCCAGCAGCTGCTTGAGCACCGGGAACCGGTCGATCAGGCTCTGCACCTCCTGGGCGGTGACCTTCCCGTCCCCCTGTATGGCGGACAGGGCCTCGTTGAACCGGGTCCGTTCCGCCTCCTCCATGGCGTCCACCAGGCGATTCAGCTTTTCCGTCAGGGCCTCGGCGGGGTTGGTGGCGGCCCAAAGGGCGTCCGCGATCCCAATCCAATAATCCTTCTGTTCCTGTTTCTCGTCTGAAAGGTTATTGGCGTTGGATATGAGGTCATTATAAACGTCGTTTGCCACCGCCTGGTAGCCTTTCAACTGGTTGTCCAAATCCTCCATTTTACGTTTTTCCCCGTCGGTCCAGGTGGAGGCGTCCGGTTTACCTGCCAAAAACTTTTCTTTCTCCTGGTTAAGCCAGTTCAAATTGTCCATCAGCAGGTCGGCGGCCTCCTGAAAGCCCTTCCCCTGGATGGAGGACAGCACATTATCCTCAAAGGTGTCGGTAAAGCCGGCGGCAAGCCGCTTCCACCAGCTCAGGTCCGCCCCGGAGAATCCCTTCTCCAGCGCCTCCTGGGCGGCGGCGTCCAGAGCCTCCCGCTTGGCCTTGGCGATCTTCTCCTCAATCACCAGCTGCCGCTTCAACTCCTGGGTCTGCTCCTTCAGCTTGTCCAGCTCCTCCTGCTCCAAAACGGTGAGAGAACCTTTGCGGTTGAGCTCATCCATCCGCTCCTGGGCGGTCTTCAGCTCCTCCTGGAGGCTCTCCACCTTGGCGGCGCTCTGCTCATACTCCTCCTTGGCGTCCGCCAGGGCCTTGGCGGCCCGAGTGGCCCCCTTGGCGAAGTGCTCGTAGGCGGCGGCGAGGGTGCCGACCACCAGGATCACGATCCCAATGGGGCCCAGGATGGCTTTCAAAGAACCCAGCAGGGCGGTAGCCCCTCCGGCGGCGCCATGGGCCGCGGCGGCCATACCGGTGTATGCTGCCGCGCCGGCCTTTGCACCGTTGATCATGTTGGGGATGATCCCTTTTATCGCCGTAAAGGTGGTGAGGAAGGAGGCCCCCAGCGCCTGCATCCCCGCGGTCTTCGACAGGGCCCGCAAGGCCACGTTCAGCACCACCAGGGCGGCGGCCAGGGCCCTGATCCGCCCCGCCGGCGTATCGGCCAGTTTCATCATGGCGCTGCCCAGGTCGAGCATCCCGATGGCCAGGTCGGTGGCCTTAAAGCCCTCTATAAACTGGGCCCACTGTGCGGTGAGCTTCTTGCTCTTGGCCTCCCAGCCTTTGAGGTAGATATCCAGCTCCCGGTCGGCGCTGCCCACGCTGTCCTTGTAGGTCTCCAGCATCTCGGTATACATCTCGTAGTTAGAGATCAGCGCCATCAGCTGGTTAGAGCGCACCTTGCCGCCCAGGGAGGACACCACCTCCTGCAATTCCACCTCCGAGATCAGCCCCTTGCGGTACTTCTCAGACAGCTCCCCGATCACCTCCATGGGGTTGCGCAGGGCGGCCACCCCGTCCTTATACTCCCGGGTGGCGATGTTCAGCTCATTCAGGGCGGCGGCAGTGCGCTGTATCTCGTCCTCGCTCCACCGCTCCCCGGTCTCGGCGTCGATCTCGATCTCGGTTTTCCCCTGGATATTGAGGATGAGCGCCCGCAGGGCCCGTGCGGCGGAGTTGCCGCTCTCCTGGGTGACGGCGGTGATGGTGCCGATGGCGGCCACCGTCTCCTCCACCTTCATGCCCGCCTGGGCGGCCAGGGAGGACACGATGCCCATGCCCCCCGCCATTTTCTCCACCGAGGTGGCGAACTGGTTGCCGATCTCGTTGGCCCCGTCCAGCACCCGAGTGAGCTGGTCCACATTGCCCTCGTACTTGTAGGCGGCGTCCACCGCCAGCAAAAACTTGTTGGCGGTCTCCTCGCTCACGTTACCCACCACCTGGGTTTTGGCGGACAGCTCGCCCAGGGCGGCGGACAGCCCCTGATAGCCCGCCTGGGCCCACTTGGTCACGGAGGAGAGGTAGTCGGAGGGGGTGGAGCCCAGGGCGGAGGCCACCTGAAAGGCGTCCTCCTTCATCTTGGCCATCTCCACGTCGCTGGCTTTGGTGACCTTCTGCACCGCAACCAGCTCCTTGTTCATAGCCTTCAGCTCGTCGGTGGCCTCCCGCAGGTGCCGCACAAAGGGGCGGATCATGTACTGGTTCAAGGCCCCCCACAGGGCGTTGTAATTGGTCATATCCTGAATCGGGGTAGGGAGCATCCAGTCCGGGCTGTTCAGGGCCAGGGGGGGTTGGGGCAGCCGGAAGGCGTTCTGCGCCGTGTTCTGAAACCCCTGTGCGGACTTCTGCGCGGACTGGAACTGCCCCTCGATCTGAGTCAGCTGGGTCTGAAGGGGCACCAGCGCGGTGGACTGAAACGCCAGGATGGAGGAGGCCGCGCCCTTCGCGGCGTCTTCGGCGGACTTCTGAAAATTTTTCAGCCCGTCCACCTTGATGGTGACGCGCCTGCGGTTCAGCTTGGCCACCATCTTGTCCAGCTCGTTGAGCCTGTTCAGCGCGTCCTTGTCCCCCTCGGTTTTTACCTTTAACGTTACGATTTCTTCTGCCATATTTTTAGCTCCTTTTCAAATGATTTTGATTTGTATTGCCTCACTTCGAAAGCGATGCTATAATGAATTGTAAAGGGGGGTCTCTATGGGATTAAAAGATTTTTTTAAAATGTCCTCCGATCAATGGGGATTGCCATCGGAACATTTAGAAGGTGTCCCCGGATGTCTTTACAAGCAGAATATCGCGCTAATTACCCAGCAAGACAGGCAGCTTATTTCTATCCAAATTGGAATAGAAGGTAAAGAAATTGCACTTCTGCCGTTTAACCAGCTTGTCCAAGTCAATCACATTGTCTGGGAAAAGACATTCACGCATAAACGCGACCCTGTTTCCGAGGCGTTTTGGGGAGGGGTGATTGGTGGTCCGGCTGTTGGGGTTGCCAGCGCCATGGCCGCGCAGGGAAACCCCAGATTAGAACATGTAAAATATAAAAAAGCCTTAGAAATTAGGTATCATCCGGGAAATAACCCAAGCGCAATCAACTACATTGTGGTAAACCCGGTACTTTTGACATCCATGGTAGAGCAATGGGCGCTAACGCTTGCCCGCTGCGCTGGGCTGCCGGAACCACGTCATATACAGCCGATTAAGATGGATGCCGGGCCCACATATCTGTGATACCAGCCTATCTTGTCCTGAGCAGATCAAAAAATATAACGGGGCTGCGGACGCAAAATTCCCTGCGCCCACAGCCCCAATTGGCTCTTATCATCCGCCCAGTTGCGGAGACGTTATGTTATTCTGTTTCACCCAATCACCACCGCATTGCTCAACCCATACACCCACTCAATGGTCACAGTATCCCCGGTCTGAGCCCCGGCCAGTGCGGCCAGATAGGGCAGGTCCAGCACGGTCTCGTCGTAGGGCTCCCGCACTCCCATAGTCGTGCCGTTTGGGGGTGTGGCCACCACCATGGTGCGCCGGCGGACGCAATTCTGGGTGGCCTGGGAGATCAATCGGTTAATCCAGGGCTCCAGTTCTCTCAGGATATCCCGCACCTCGTTCTGCCGATTCACAGCTCCTGCACCTCCAAAATATCCCAGCCCTTGGGGCAGGGGGCCTTGAGCCGCGCGGCGTCTGGACTCTCGGCCTCCACGGTAGCGGCGGCCCGCCCCCCGGAGGGGGTGCGCAGGGTGAGGCGGTAGGTTTTGGTCCTCACGTTGGTTTTCAACATAGTTTTTCCCTCCTCTGTGCAGATATCAAGCAGACTGTGGTTGACAAAGCAGGGGTATGTGGGTATAATAAAAACAAAGGGCGCTGTTACTGACGGTTAGCCCGTATCAATCAGTCATAGACACTACGCTGACTGCTCGTGCCACCGGGCAGTCAGCAAGCTTTTGCAGTCGTAAGTATAAGCCCAATCGCCAAGCACAGCAAAACGCGAAGTGCCGCGAGGATATACTTCTTCCACATCAAGCATCACCTCCCCCTTGTCAGCATTCGCTCGGGGTGCAAATGGTGAGCTGACCGCCATTGTAACAGCGCCGTTTCTGTCCCCGCTGGCTGCGGGGCAAGGGTATTATATCGAAAAACGCTGTGTTTTGTCAATTCCTGCCGCTCCACCTGGGGCGGTTTTCTGTTATACTGCGGGGCCTGCGGTGAAGGTGCCGGTTCCGGCGTTGCCATAAAATTCCCCATTCACCAAATCATATAGACCAACTGTGCCAGATGGATTGATACAAGGGACAAAATCTAATTTTATATCACCATTGTAGTAAAATTGTGCGGAGTAAAGTTTTCCGGCAATAGAATAAGATGCGCTACTTGCGGAACCAAAAATTGATATCGAAGTCGCTATAATCGCAGTTGATTTTGTTGTGGTATATTTCTCATTTCCAATAGAAAGTGTACCCTTTGTGAAATCCCAATCCACAACTATCCTCTTATTTGTAATATCTATTGTTTTTGTCACAATATTACTTTTAGCATACCTGTACTTAATTGTCGTTGTCCCTGCTCGGTGTAAGTAGAAATATGTATTATAACCGGAATTCATAGGGGCAGACACAATGCTTTCAGTATTACCAGAAAATCCATCTGGCTCAATGTCAATAACTACTCTTCTGTTTTGGAAGTGCGCCACTTGGCTTGTTTTTACCGAACATTTATTGTCAGACTTGATATACTCTAATTCAGTATATCCTTCTGGCAACCTAGATACCTTCTTTACTGCAAACACCGCCACCAGCGCCCGATCCCCACTCACCTGGAACGTATAAGTAGCGTCTGTGCTAACCTGCTTCCCATTCTCCTGCCAAGCGGTAAATTGGTATCCCTCATTGGGCGTGGCAGTCACTGTGACGGAACTGCCTTCCTGATACTGCCCCCCGCCGGTGACAGTGCCCCAATCTTCCTGGTCGGCGCCAACGCTGACGGAGATGGTGTAGGTGGGGATGATAG